TGTAGCATATTCTAAACCTCTATCGCCTGAATAAACTGATTGCTGTGATTCATCTGAATAGTGTCTACCTTTTGTTAAGTTCCAATTCGCCCAATGAGAAGCAACACTCATGTTTAAAACACTGCTATCTACATTTTCTGTGATATTTACGTTTTTAATTTGACCAGTAAAGTAATTTATAGCACCTACAATATCTTCATTAACATCAAAGTAGGCTACATACACATTTACCACTTTATCAGTAAAAGCACCAGTCCTTACAAGTTGTCTTACTTGGTTAGTAACATTAGAAAAAGATAAATTTATATCATTAACTTGTAGTTGACCTGTTTCAGTAGTTGTATCAACTGCTAAAAAAGAACCACCAGCTTCATAAGAATTAGAATCATAAGTAACATCTCTATAAAAATCAGTAAGTCTTATAACAGTAGATAGATTTAATTCTACAAGGAAAGCTGTTTTAGTTTGTTGAGCAGATACTTGAGTTTGTAAAGCTGCTGATAAGCTCCTTGGCATTACTCAATGACCTCTCTCACATCAAAAGAAATGTTATAAAAACCACTTATATCAGTGGTGTATCTAATTTCATCATTTGCAAGATAAACATTAAAAAGTGGTTTGTTAGTTGTAACAGCTTCATTGTCAGCAACATTAGCAACTAAGTTAGGTTGTATGTTTACTGTAGCACTACCACCTGATGCAGTTACTTCATCTTGCACCATGTAAACCTTTGAATGACCTGCAAACTTAATTAAGTCACCTGCTCTTAATGCATGATTAGTATGTGAAAAACCATCCATGGGTACAGCACTTGCACCTGCTGATGTTGCACCGTTAACAAGGATATCAGTTTCACTGTGGCTAGTACCTTTGTTATCTAAAGGTGCTGCAATAGTAAAGTTTTCAAAGCCACCCTTTTGCTTAGATAAAAAAGCAAATATTTCTTGAGCTTTTAACTGTTCTAATGGTGGCATCTGTACTGTAAAAGAAAAGTATTGTGCACCTATTTGTCTTGCTGACTTCTTGCCTGATAATGTTTGGTTCAAAAGTATTGGTCTATTATCTGCAAACGCTAATGACCTAAAGTTTGGGTCTGTTGGAAATTGTCCTGACATTATACGACCCCCATCTTGCCCTGAGTATTCATAGCATTGTTAATAATTGATGTTATAAGTCCTTTTCTTGATGTTAGCAACTGGTCAAATCCTGCAGCATCAACCGTTGATATGTTGAAGTTTACTGTAGCACCCATTCCCTGACCTTTTGTATGGTCTACAACAGTTTCATTTGGGTGCAATATTGCTGAAAAACCACCTTTACCATCTACACCACCAGCTCTAGCACCAAAACCTGTAAAGCCACCACCATCCATAGTTACTTTAGGCATAAGACTATCCAATCTATCTTGCGGTGATTTTACTGAACCAGTGTTACCTTTTATAATATCGCCAACATTAAATATGTCATCTATATATGACCTAAATGGGTCAATTAGTTTTGCTATAATTACTTGCTGTATTGCTACCCTTACTAACTGCTCTACAACATACGTTGCAAAGTCTTTGAATGCTAATTTTCCTGTTTGAAGACCTTCAACAATAGAATCCTCAAATTTCTTCATAGAATTTACCGCAATAGTATCTAATGATTTTTCTGTATCTTTTAATTGTTGCTTAAACATATCTATTGGACTTTGTATGTTTGTTAAACTTTTACCAATATTATCTGTTGATGTTGCTACACCATTATTTGAATTAGTTAAATCATCTTGAGAGCCAATTAACTCATCTATATTTTCTTTATATTTTCTTACACCATCTGCTGTTAATTTTGCTTCTTTAGCATAACTGGTAGTGCTACCCTCTAAATCTTTGATGGCTTTATTATTAAAAATAATGGTATATGCCATGTCATCCATTTCTTTTGTAAAATCACCCAACTCTTTAGGTAATTTTCTTAAAACATTTCTTATAAGGCTTAAAAATGAACTTTCTATTTCAATTAATTTAATTTTTACATCATTAACAAAAGAAGCCACTTCATCTCTAAATATTCCTAGTTTTTCTATACCAACAGCAACAAATTCAATAATAGATTTTGCTATTTTTGCGCCTAACTTATCCATACCGCCAGCATTATCTACAATTTGTTGTATTTTTTTTGCTATGAATTTTTGCATTGTTTCAAATACTGGTAAAAATGATGTTGTTACGTTTGTAACAAAAGAACCTAACTGCATTTTAATAACACCAACAGCATCATTAAATTCTTCAGTTCTTCTTATTACTTTTTCACTTAAAACAATGCCAAGTTCTTTAGCTCTTGTAATAAAATTCTTTAAACCATTTTCAGATAAATCATTTATCGCACCAGTTAATACAACACCTTGCCTTCCAAATAAATTAGCTAAAGCTGTTGCTCTTGCTGTTTGGTCTCCAAGTTGGGTTACACCTTTTGCTGTATCTTCTAGTATGTCATCAAATGACCTCATAGAACCATCAGTATTTTTTAATTGAACGCCTAAATCTTTGAATATATCTGATTGTGTTTTAACACCTCTTTGTGCATCACCCACACTTCTTGCAAACTTAATTAAAGCTGTATTAGCACCTTCAACACTTGTCCCTGACTCTCTAGCAGCTAAATGAAATGCTTGTAATGTATCTGTAGCTATACCTGTTTGTGTAGATGTTTTGCCAATAGCATCTACAGCCTGATAAGACCTATCAATTATTAAGGCTAAAGCTGTTGCAGAAGCAGTTGCAGCAAGACCTATACCAGCAATTCCCTTAGATGCACCAGTAGCTACAGAGCCAACACCTTTAAGACCTTTGGTTACTTTATCAAATGCTGCTTTAGTTTTATCAACTGCGGTTAATTCAAACTTTACTTTTTTATTTGCCATTGTTTCTTTTCTCTTCAGCTAACTCTAAGTAAGCTATCCATCCTTGATATTCGTGGACACTAATTTGTTGGAGTTCCTCTAAAGTCTTTCCAAGTTTTTCTGCTAGTGCATATTGCACATATAAATTAGTATCCTTTATTAGTTTTTTTTCGTTTCCTCAATAGGTTCTTGACCCATAATTTTTGTAGCAACGCTTACTAATATCTCTCTATCAACGCTATTCAATAAGGCATTTTTATCACCTAAATCAAACAGCTTGTCTCCATTTTCATCTAGTGCTTTATATATAAGAACATAAGCCATCATCGTTAAATCATCTTCTTTACTCATTTTATAAAGTTTAGAAGTTTCAGCTAACGTTAATGGCTTACTGAATATTCTTAAGGGCTTGTCATCCTCACCCCATTCAGGCACTTCGATTACTTTTACATCTTGCTCTGCAAAATGCTTTTTTGCGTTATCTATTACTGACATATTATTATGCTGTTGCTAATGTAAGAGCAGACTTGCCTTGTACAGATATAGATGCTTCAACCATACCATCAAATGATGATGAAACACTTAAACCAGTAACAATAGCTGTTCCTGTGTAATACTTATCACCAGTATCAGCTCCTTCAACATAGAACTTTAAAGTAATTTCTGTGCTAGGCTGTAATGCTTGTTGTGCTGTATCTGATTCATCCCAAAAAACATCTATGCTTCCTGAGAAAGAAGTTAAACTTGGTAGATAGTCTCTAAAACCATCACCCATAGTTGTTACCTCAATAGTATCAGAAGTTTCTTCAACAGAATAAGACTTAATTTCAGCTATTGCATCTGTTCCTACATGAACAGTACCTTCACTTCCTTTATGTATCGCCATTTTCTTTTACCTCGTCTTTCGACTTTTTCTTGGAAGAAGGTTTAATTTTGTCTTTCGACTGGGCTGCTTCTTCCTTCCAACCCATATTCTTAAATGACTCAACTTTTGAAGGTTGAGCTATCACTGAATTTTTACCATTTGGACTAATTAATTTCATAATTATCTCCTATACTGCTACGTCAGGGTTATTTTCCTTAACATAGTAATTAGTTAAAAAGGTTAAACTCACATATCCTAGTGGTTTTTCACCTTCACCGTTAAACTCTATTTCAGTTGATTCAAGGTAAGTGTCTTTTGACTTACTATCAAGTGTTCTGTCTGCAGCTATAGCCTGTTCAACTTCTTTACTTATTGTATCAATCGTGTCATCAAAGTCACTAGTAGCTTTTGCATATCCTTCAACAACAACTGCTAGTTCTCTGCTCATAACCCTATCAGTACCTATAACAATAGGCTCTGATGTTTCTGATTTTGTATATATTATAAGTGCTGGTAACTTTGCATTTTCTAAAGGATAGACTCTTGATTCATAAACGTTAGACCCAGTTGTCGATAATCCAGTTAAAGTGGTACCAAAATATTCTCGTATTTGTTGTCTTATATGATTTGCCATTATGCCTCTTCTAACATTAAAACAGTAAACCCTGTTTTATCTTTTTGAACATTAATTATAGTATAGTTTTGTGCCGCTTTTAATATATTACCTTCAACGTCTGTAGTTGCGCTCGCATTTAATAAATCTCC